AGTTTTCGGTTGTTGTCTCAGGAATGAGATGCAACCCCAACTTTGGAGATTTACCCATTTACATTACCCCCTTCTCATCCTGACAAAACAACATAGTCAAGCTCGTCGAGTGTCATAGTATCAATGCTCGCAAGACTGAGCGGGTCTACCTCAGATACCTTGCGAAACCTGCGGAGGATCGCACTTGCGCTCGTGTCGAGCGCGACGGTGACCATCTCCGGCTTCATATATTGTGTAAAGGTTTCGGTCACCTCTGTCAGCAGATCGATACCATGTTCGGCTGTAAGAAATTTCTTGGTGACAGCTCCACCGCCAATGTCGGCGTCGAGCTCTATCCCGGCCTCCGCAATGCCGAGAATCCGGTGCAGCTGTATGCTTTCCACAACGGCGGCAATGTCCATCATGGCTTCGCCGGAGTGGTATACCCTGTAAAGCAGATTCTTCAGTTCTGCGTCCACCTCGATATCTGCCGTGGCCCGTTCAAAATTCTGTTCGGCCAAACCGTCCACGGCAGCCCCAAATGTCACGCCGCGCTCAAACCGCTCAATACTGCGCTTCAGCACATTACGAAGCTCTGTGTTCACGGCGATACCGGAGGAGCTTCCGCCCAGATACTTTTTCAGCGTCAGCTTAAACGGGTCTATCGCCAGCAGAATGTTAGAGACTGCCTGCTCATAGGTGTTTGCGAACAGCGAGACTTGGCCTGCTCCAAGCTCGATTTCAGCGCTGATCGGCGCGATCTTGGACGCGGAGGAAAATTCTGCTTCTGCCCGCAGCTCCTGCCCAAAGTTCAGCTTCTCATGGCAGGTCTTTATCATCCGGTCAATATGACTTGTCAATTCAGACCCAGCCTGCACCGCAACAAACTTGTGAAGCAGGTAGGCTTCCAGGCAGCACTCCAGGATCATGCGGTTGACGATAGTAAGCCCATCACGGTATGGGATAGCCGAAACAATGATGTCGCATTCTGTCAGACGTTTGTTGAGAAAGATATCAAACTCTTTCATCTGCGACTACCTCCAAAATGTCAGGATGGGTTCTGAGCAGACAGCTTCAGGTAGCCTGCCTTGATGGTCATCACAGTGGCGGTCTCCACAGAACGTGGGGTGGACAGCGTGCCGTACATCAGCAGGTTCCCGCCTCCCACGGCCTCTGCGTCATAAATGACAAAGTGGGTGACAGTGCCCCAGTTTGCGGTGCTTTCCTCAAAGTTGACGTCGTTCTCGTTTGAGACAACGCCACTGGCAGGCTCGCTGAGACTGTCAAGCAGCACACGCTTGTACCCTGCGGAAGCGCTCGGCTCGGTTACGCCGGTGCCGTCCATAGCTGGTGCACTTGTGCTGAGCCCGATGTAATACTGCTCCGGGAGGGCAGGGGTCTTCTTGGAACCAAAGACATTACCGCTGACACAGTTCAGAAAATATGTCGTGTTCATAGTTCGTTCCTCCTTACTGGTTAAATGAAGCTCTTGTTGATGTTATTCACTACAAGGAATATTCCCTGCTTCGGAACTTCCACGTCCCCGGAAATATCCTTGATAATGATCTGATAGATGTACTTCCCGTTCATCCCCACCGTCTCCTTCGGGTCTATGGTAACGGCCAGAATATTGTCCACCTCGCCCGCAGTTTTGATCTCCATCTGCTTTGAGATGATAGGCTTGCCCGTCTTGTTGAGATAGCTCACAACAGAAAAGTTCGCGGTACAGCTTACAAGACTGAACGGCCTTTTCCCAATATTGGAGTACACATGGAACAAAAGCTCCTGTGTTTCTCCGCCAACAAATTCAACGGTAGGGAGGGTGTAGTAATCAAAGGGGCAACTACCCATAACGCACACCCCCTGTTTATTTCTCCTCTGCCTCGGCTGTCTGCTGTTCGTTGGTCTCCTGAACAAGCTGTGCAGCCAGGTTTCTCATGCCGACAAGTGCGTCCCGCATCCGCAGAACGTCCTCGCCGCGCACGGAAATTTCGGACAGAAGATTGTGATACCCGGCAATCGCCTGGGCGATTTCAATATGATTCATGATTGACCATCCTTTCACTCGATGCTGTTCAAAGCGTTACTGAGGCCATAGAAAAACGCAGCCGTTATATCGCTCGAACCGGAAGATACCTGTCTGGGCGGTGTCACCGGCGGGTTCATAGCCCGTATTGCCGACACGGCCCGGTTGACTGTGGAGGCGTAGATATAATCACCCGTCTCAACAGTTGTAAAGGCGTATTTGCTGAAACCGCTATAGGCTCTGAACTCATTGATCCTCTCGCAAAACGTATTCCATTCGTCTGCGGACAGATCGATGTCACCTCCGCTTTCTATTCTCGTCCACCACTCCCAATCGTCCGGCCTGTTCGGAAGCGTCGTCGCTGTTCTGCCCGTGGACATGAACGGCCCGATGCCGTCGTCATTGTAACCTCGGTAGTTGAACACATAGTCTGTCTCCGGGGTAAGTCCATCGATGGTGTATCTCCCGGAGGAACCCACATCCAGTGTTCCCTCGATATCTGTGACGGACGCTTCCCGCCACACGATCTCATAGCCCGTTGCCTTGGAGATGGAGGAGATACGGACGGTGACATAGTCCGACCCGGCCTTGACGATCGACATGGAGCCCGTCCTTGTAGGTGGGTCTAACGGTTTTTCTTCTGCGGTTCCGGCAGAAGCGCCGGAAGCTTTTGTTTTATCGTCTGGCATATTTCCTCTCCTTTCTCCGCAAAGGGGCAACCCCTTGCAAATTGTTATTTGAACTTCGCATAGATCCCGCTTACATTTGCGCCTGAGAAATCAATTCTTCCATAAAACCTTGATACGCGGAAATCCCAACTTGCGTATGCGCCGCATGGACTTGAAAAAACAACGAACGGTGCATCGCCTTGAAAGTAACTGATCTTTAACATATCGTACAGTGTGTTTCCGTAATATCCCCACAGCTCGTATCCACCAGTCCACGAATCGGCTGATGCTTCTGTTTCCGGAATGACCTTAAACGTATTCGCAAAGATTGTCGGGCTGTATATCTCTCTGCCGTTGATAAAAGTTCCGTTACTGTACTCACCGTTTGCAATTTTCCTTGCCAGATCCTTGGCATCGGCTGCGGAAGAGGACGCTCTACTCGCATAGGAGTATGCGCTATCCGCCCTGCTCTGCGCGGAAGAGATCCTATCGTCTATCTCGTCTGTGCCTGTCACGGCGCCCCAGCTGATGGTGCCGCGTTCAATGTGGACGTCGCCGTTCTGATTAACGACAAAAGCGCCGTCGCCAATATCCAACGACACGCCTTTGATCGCGCCGCCGCCCGTTGGACTGCCAGTAAGCGTTCCCTCCAGGATAGATGCTTTGATGGTTCCGCTGAAGTCACCGTCTCTTGCGTGGATCGTTCCGTTGAATACGCCGTCGCCACGGAAGTACGCCTTGCCAGTTCTTGCGTCCAGATAGAAGTTCGCATTCTGCGGGATGCCGTAGCTGTCCGTGATGATCTTCCCGCCAGCTCCTATAAAGTTTGGCTTTACGGTAGTCCCATCAACGGTGTAGAGATCTCCTGTGCCCGCCATGATGCCGTACCGTGGGTCGATCAGGATCTTGCCTCCGTCGTCGCACTGCACGCACATCGTTGCGTTATTGAGCCATGCGCCCCCGGCATCCACCTTGAACTGCATGACCCCCATATCGTTCACGTTTTCGATTATCAGATTGTTGCCTACGATCAGCTTGCCGCCGATGACCTCGGCGTTGACGCCCCAGTATTCGCCCGTCTCCTTCGAGGCGAAACGCCCGATGGCGAGCTTGGCGTGCTCCCAGCCATCGTCCGTCATGGCGATCATGCTACCGATCACGCGCAGCTGATACTTGCCGTCCTCGCCGCCCACATGGATACCGCCGCCGTCAATGCGGACGGTCTCGTCCTTTGCCCCAACAATGGAGTTTACGGCGGCGTCCAGAGAGGAGCTCATAAACCTGCTTGCCGCCGTAGCCTGTTCCACTGTCTTCCCGTAAATGTATTTCGAGGCATCCAGGTTTCTCCCGGCGGAGTAGGATGTTTCCAGAATATCCTTGAGCGTGTTTACGCTGTCGTGCAGTTTGAACCGGTTGGAAAATGTAAGAGACAGGTTGCTCCAATTTTCAAAGTCAAGCCCGATCTCAATGAGAATGGGGGTGATAACTCTACTTTTTGAGATGCGCAGATGAATACCGCTTCCCAGCTCCAGCTCGTTCTTGAAGCGCTCAAACTCTTTGGCAAAGATAAAATTGCCCGTATCGACGGAGAACTCATAGGTTGGCGTCGCCAGGTCGCAGAGAACATTCTTCGCATAGTCAAAGAGCTCCATCTCCACATTAAGCGCCTGATAGTCGCTGATGTCAGCCGTTAGGTACATGGAGATATCGCCGGTAACAAAGGACAGCTTCGTACCCTTGTGAACAATAATGTGCAAGTCTTTCTCTCCCTCGTCCACAGCCCTGATATCGCTCGTAAAGCCGGACATGGTTCCCGTCAGCGTCAGCGAACCGCTTGACGACCCCTCGCCACCCGTAGAGATATCGCCGCCGTAGACGCTCAACACAAAGGAATTGTCCTTGGATACTTCCAGCGTGCCTCGGATAATGTCGCAGGTCAGTGTACCCTTGATGTTCAGCCCGCCTCCGGCCAGAGTGTACATCTGCGTGCGGTAGCCGTCCGTCATGTCGATGGCGGAGATTTCGCTTCCGCTGACGCTGACCTCACGACTCGGGAAAGAATAGCTTTTGCCGGATATGTTGACATTCACGTCTGTGGCCACGAAGCTGTCTTCTGTGATGTCGTCCTCAATGAAGAAGTGCCGTAGCGTTTCCAGCTCGCTTGCCGAAAAATACTTGTCGATAGCCAGCGCCGCGTTGATCTCGTTGATTTTCGTCTGATAGGAGTTTGGGCTTCCCGTACCCATCCGTTCCTCGATCTCTGCGATCTCAGCCTTCTTTGTGGAGATCTCCTGCTTCTTTGCCTTGATTTTTTGGTTGATGTCGTCCAGCAAACCCTGCTGATACTCTCTGCCTGCGTCTGTGATTTCAAGGGCAAGCCCCTGAATCGTCTGGCTCTGCTGTCCGGTCAGGTCGTCCAGGTCTGCCTGTAGGTCTGTCAACGCGGCGTTCTGCGCCATCATCTGCGCGAGTGCGGAGGACTTCAATGCCACAAGGCCACGATACCGCTCCCGGTTTGCCGTGATAGCGGCCTGCCAGGAGATCCATTTCTTTGCAAGGTCATCCGGGATATCTCCGTTCTCAATGAAGTATGTCAGGTCATACTGCCACTCCGTGCCGATAGGGTTGACCTCCCGGACGCTGAGCTCGTCCGCGCCGTACGCCCGCAGTGCGGTAACCAACTCGTCGCTTCGCTCTGAGATCGAAAGGCTCGTCACCAGATTGTCGTAATCGAGATAGATACCAAGCGTGTCCTTCGCCTCGTCCGCATCATAGGCACTGATGGTCTTCTCGTATGGGTCGAACACGAAGACGCACCGATACTTCTCCGGGGCCGTATTGTACACAAAGCTCATCAGATTCTCGTCATACTGGTCAAATGTCCGATACCGCCCAATCAGAGCGGGGGAGACATACCCAACGCTCCACCCTGTTGCGATCTCAAGGATGCGTCCCACGATGGTGCTGGTGGGGGAGGCCGGGTTCCAGAAGTTGAATGTCCCCTCCTCAAGGAAGAACGACTTACTTTCCAGCTCCTTTTCAATGGAGTAGCCCTTGACGTGTTTGACCTCCTCGACCCCGTCACCCTCTGTCTCCGGGTTCATCAGAAGATAGACGCCGTAGTTCTCCGTGTACACGCGCTTATACCCGACGATGCCGTTGTAAAAGGGCGTCGGCGTTCCGTCATGATAGGCTGCCACGTCAAAGGAGATCTCGCTGGGCTCAGAGTATTTCACCGTGATTTTCAGGTTGGATGTATTGCTCAGGATCCCGATGTTTCTTCCATACTTTGTCTGCAATCGGAGAAGGGGAGCTTCCGGTTTTCCGAACCCGTCGTTTTTGATTTTGG